TAGCATTAGTACATTGGATAGTGAACAAAAGATTTAAACACAAAAATATTACAAAGGAAGAGAGAGATAACTACATAGGAGAAGGAATGTACGGGCTTGCAAGAGCAATAAATACATTCGATGAAAGTAAGGGGTATAAGTTTTCTACATATGCTTATAAGTTAATTAACGGCGATATAAGAGCGTATATAGAAAAACAAAATAGACTAAAAAGAAAAATAGATATAGAATGCAAAGCATCTATCGACAACGATATTCCAAGATGCGAAGAACTAAAATACAGTGACTGGATATATGATGTGAGAGATGACTATAAAACTATATCAGAAGTAGATTACATACTATATATTCTAGAAAAAACTAATATAAAAGACATAAAAACAATAATAATAAAGAGGGCAGAAGGCTATGAAAATAGAGAAATAGCAGAAATAATTAATGTGAATAAAAACACCATAAAAACAAGATTAAGAAGATTAAAAGAGAGATTGCTTGAATTAGGAATAACAGCATAAGGAGGTTTAAATGAAAGAGATAACAAAAGAAAGATTAAGATATATAGCAAATGATATAGAGACAATAGAAATATCCAAAATAACTAATGACATTCTAGCTATAGCACTTAAAAGAACTATAAATAGAAATGCAAGTAACGAAGAGTATGCACGTTTTTGCATGCAAGAAATATTAAAAAGAAATATATACATACATTTTGATAATTCACTAAAACATGGAGAAATAAAAATATATTTCAAAAACGGAGATGTAAGAAATTATTCATTGTTAGTAGATTAGGAGAGTAAAATGGAGTTTGAATGTGAAAACTTAACAACTCTAGGATGCCCAAGAATGGATGCAGTAAAAGAACTAATGCTACTGGAACAAATAGAAAATAATGTAGAACTGGATTTAAATAATATATGCAAACGACAATGCTGCAAAGACTGCGATAGCAAATGTAGTTATGAATGTGGCAAGGTAAAATATTTAGATCCAGTAGAACAATTTAAGAAAGAAGAAATAGGACAAGTTGATTATGAACAACTGACATTCTTTTAGGAGGGAATATGATAAAGACACAATTAATAAACGATAACTTTCAAAACTACAAAAGATATGGAATACCAAAAGCACAACTTGTAATAGCTGATATTCCGTATAACGTAGGAGTAAATGCATACGGAAGTAATCCAGAATGGTATGTAGGTGGAGATAATAAAAACGGAGAAAGTAAAAAAGCTGGAAAGATGTTTTTTAATACAGATAACAATTTTAACATAGCTGAATATTTTCACTTTTGTAATAAACTGCTTATAAAAGAACCGAAAGAAAAAGGCAAAGCACCTGCAATGATTGTATTTTGCGCTTTCGACCAAATACAAACTGTGATAAGTTACGGAAAGAAATATGGATTTAAAAATAGTTATCCATTATTCTTTATAAAAAATTACTCACCACAAGTTTTAAAAGCAAATATGAGAATAGTAGGAGCAACTGAATTTGCAGTTGTACTTTACAGGGATAAGTTACCTAAGTTTAATAATAACAAAGAAATGGTTTTTAACTGGATGAAGTGGGAAAGAGACGGAAAAGAATATCCTAAAATACATCCAACTCAAAAGCCTTCTAAAGTTATAAAAAGATTAATTCAATTATTTACTGATGAAGGTGATGTAGTTATAGATCCAGTAGCAGGAAGTGGGATAACGCTAAAAGTAGCTAGAGAAATTAACAGAAGTGCATACGGATTTGAAGTAGATAAAAAATTCTATGAAAAAGCACAAAGAGAAATGCTAACAGTTAGTGACCAGTTATGTTTATTTTAGGAGGTGATAGATTGATATTAGCAAGATACAAAGAATTAGTCGAACTGGCTAAGAAATACATAGAAAAGGGATATAGCACATTGGAAGCAATTAAATTAGCTGAAAAGGAATTGGAGGAAAAATAATGGAAGAAAAAATAAAACAAGCACTAGAAATATTAAAAAGAGAATGTACTAAACAAGACGACTGTGAAGGTTGCCCAATATCTAAGGTATTAGGATATAGTTGCCAAGAGGTAGCTATTCCAGAAGAATGGGAAGTAAACCACTAGGAGGAGAAATGGATAGAGTAATAGGAGATATAATTATTCTAGTTGTAATAGGATTATGGATAGCTAGTAGATTATTTGTATAAGGGGGATATGTAGATTGAAAATAGATAGAGTGGAAAACATAGAAAAGATACCCATTGGAAGTAAAATTGTTTTAATAGAAAAAGGTAAAATTTACAACGAAAAAGATTTAATAATACAAGTATCTCAAAAGGGATGTTGGGAGGTTATATCTCATAAACCTGATAATAATGGATATGGTCAATATAAAAAGAAAAGAACTCATGTTTTGATGTATGAAAAATATATTGGTAAAATTCCAAAAGGTATGGTTATTAGACATAAATGTGATAATCCTATATGTTGCAATCCATTTCATTTAGAAATAGGAACTCAAAAGGATAATTGTAAAGATATGTTTGACAGAAATAGATCTTCAAGCAATATAACAAAAGAACTAGCTATCAAGATAGCAAAAGAATACGGAACAGCGAAAGAAATAGCTAAAAAATTCAATGTTAGTGAAACAGTAGTATACCATGTGAAAAATGGGAATACATGGTCTGAATACACTAAGGATGTTTTAATTCCAGTAAGTAAAAAGAAAAAATTAAACAAGGAAGATGTAATTGATATATATACATCTAATTTAAAAGGAACTAAGATATCAAAAAAATATAACATATCACCTAATACAGTATATGATATTAGGAAGAAAAGAATCTGGACAAATATAACTGATAAAATAGATAAAGGAGAGATATAATATGTTTACTATAAAAGACTTTAATATAAAATTAATAAATCCAGAGGAAGTGGAGAAGTTTATAGAAAGACAAGGAAGCTTTAGTGTTGTTTGCTATAATACTCCAAAAGAAAAAGCAGAAAAAGTAGGAGAACATTGCTTAGAAAGTGGACATCTAAGTGGAAGTAGACACTTATATATGGTATTTGAATTAGAAAATGTACCTCGCAGCCTAATTGATCAGTTGGTTCGCCATGAACAAGGAGTAGTAAAAAACGTGCAATCTCTTAGATATTGCAACAAAAAAGAAGATGTTAATGTATATGTGGCTCCTGAGGTAATGGAAGATGTATATTTAAGAGCAGAAATTATAGGAATAGAGCAAATTATTCGTAAATCTTACGAAAATATCCAAGCTACACTAAAAGATGCTGGACTAACAGGAGAAAAAAGTAATGAAATAGCCAGAACAATACTACCAATAGGAATAAGTACAAAATGTAGTTTTGCAGTAAATTTAGAAGGATTAATTCATCTTGCTAATGTTAGACTTTGCAATAGAGCAGAGCTTCCAATTAGAACAATAGTAAAAGAAATGGTAAAACAAGTCGTAGAAGTAGAACCACGTTACAAACCTTATCTAGTGCCTAATTGCAAGAAATTAGGATATTGTCCAGAAGGTAAGGATTGCAAATAATATAATATAGGGGGATAATCGAATGGCTAAAACAATAGATAAAACATTTTCCGACGCAGAAGGAAAACTATATAACTACAATAGCACAAAAATCGAACTAAACAGCCTTAAAATAGACTTAGAGTATTTAGAAATAGACTATAAGGGATGCAAAGCTATTAGCTATGCTAACGAAAGAACAGGAGAAACATACAACATAAGTAATACAGTAGAGAGTGAAGTATTAGCCAAAGAAAGACAGATAAAAGATCTAGAGAGTAAAATAAATAAAAAAGAAAGACAGATTAGAAAAATAGAAAATGCATTAGAACTACTAAAGGAAGAAGAAAAAAGATTAGTTAACTTTAGATATTTCTCAAATAGAAAAAAAGCACCAAGTTGGTTAGATGTAGGAGAGGAAATAGGTTATTCGGATAAAAAATGCAGAGCTATGAGGAATGATATTATTAACAGAATAAAAACGCTTATATAATTACAAATTTACCGTAAAAGTTCCGTAAAAGTTCCGTAAAAATTCCTTTTTTATACGGAAAACTATAGTATATTTATAGTATGGGAAACAAAAAAATCCCTTATTTCTTTAAAGTATTTTCCTAGAAGCCTGGTAAACTTCTAGATTTTGAATTGGTTTGAAACTAGTAACAACGAAAAAGTACATTCCTCCGGGCATGAGGGAAGCCTGCTAATAATTCCCTCTTAAAAAAGATATTAATTATGCAACCGCATAACTAATTTATAAATTTTCATATTTAAAATCTTCCCTTAAGTTATTGTAGAGAGAACCCTTCGGGGTTCTTTTTGTTGTGTAAAAAAGGAATTTGTAAATAAATGTAGAATTCTAAATAAAAAAGGGGGGATGTATGATGAAAAACTATGACCATGTGAAAGTATTAGTTAACAATGGATGTAGCTTAATATTAAATGTTAAGGACTATGAATATTCACAGTTAATATGTATAGCTAATCAATGTAAAGATGAGGGTTCAACATTAATATTAAAGAATGCTAGTGAATTAACATTTGAAACTTTACAATTATTATCACATTATAAAAATATAGTGTTGGATTTAAGTTAAATAAAAAAGAACTCTAGAAATAGGGTTCTTTTTTATTTATTGATAGAAAGGAGTGGTATTAATGGCATTAACAGAAAGGAGTGGTATTAATGGCATTAACAGCTAAACAGAAAAAATTTATAGAAGAATACCTAATAGACCTTAATGCCACTCAAGCGGCTATTAGGGCTGGATATTCTCCTAATACTGCACAAGAACAAAGTAGCAGGCTGTTATCAAATGTTATGGTTAAAAATGAAATAGATAAAGCTATGGCTGAAAGAAGTCGAAGGACAGGTATTAGTCAAGACAGAGTTTTAAGAGAGTTAGCAAAGATAGCATTTGTGAATCCAAATGATGTTATAAATTTTAGCGATGCAACTGTAAAAATGACGAGTGAAGAAAATTTAGCTGCTATCGCATCTGTAAAAGTTAAAAAAATACCTGGAGAATATGGGGATGCTACAGAAAGAGAAGTAAAATTATATGACAAATTAAGAGCATTAGATTTGCTAGGCAGACACTTAGGAATGTTTAAAGACAAAATAGAAATCAATGGAGATATGGGAGTTAAAATAGTTGATGATATCCCTGATGAAGAATGAAACTGACAGAATTAATCGCTCCAAGCTTCTATAAAGTACATCACGATATAAAACAAGGTAAACATACGCATTACTGGTTTAAAGGCGGTCGTGGTAGTACTAAATCATCATTTATAGGTACAGAAATACCTCTTAATATGATGAAGGATGCTGAAAAAGGAATATATTCAAATGCTGTTATTTTTAGACGAGTAAAAGATGTGTTAAGGAGTTCAGTATTTGAACAGATTTTATGGTCCATAGAAAAACTTGGAGTTGCAAGTAAATGGAAAATAAGTTATTCTCCATTAAAACTTACTTATATGCCTACAGGGCAAGAAATACTTTTTAGAGGTGCTGACAATCCTAAAAAAGTCAAATCTATAAAAGTATCAAAAGGATATATAAAATATATATGGTTTGAAGAAGTAGACGAATTTGAAAACTACGATAAGATAAGAAATATAAATCAATCTCTTATGCGTGGTGGACCTAAATTCTTTGTATTTTATTCTTTTAACCCTCCAGAATCTCAAAGAAACTGGGCGAACATGGAAGTATTAGATGAAAGAACAGATAAATATGTGCATCATAGTGATTACAGGAGTGTTCCAAAAGAATGGTTAGGAGAACAATTCATAATAGAAGCTGAACACCTTAAAAAGGTAAATATAACTAAATATGAACATGACTATTTAGGTGCTGTTACTGGTACTGGTGGAGAAGTATTCTTAAATGTAACGATAAGGAAAATAACTGATGAAGAAATAAATAGCTTTGACAGAATAAAAAGAGGGCTTGACTGGGGTTATGCTCAAGACCCATTTGCTTATTTAGTCATGCATTACGATAAAACAAGAAAAAGATTATATATATTTAAAGAAATTTATCAAACTAGATTATCTAATTCAAAAGCAACAGAAAAAATAAAACAACTAGATCCAAATCCAAAACTTATTATTGCTGATAGTGCTTAATGGTTAGGCACTTAACCTGGTTAATTGCTGGAAACCCCTAAAGCTTTAGATACCAAAGAGTAAAAATTCTAAAGATGCTACAATGGGCAATCAGCAGCAATATTATAATTATTTAATGTTTTATGCAACAATACTATCCGAAATATGTTATAATTATATTAAGGAGAGTGGTTGATATGAAACAAATAAATAAAATTAAAGGATATGAAAATATAAGAGATGTATATTACATAACAGAAAATGGAAAAGTATTTAGCTATGCAAGTAACAATTTAAAAAGAAAAGATACTTGTAAAGAAATAAAACAATACAAGAAAACTGGAGGATATTTAAATGTAGCACTAGTAACAAATGAGCAAAAAGTAAAATATGTAAGAGTTCATAGACTAGTAGCTTTAGCTTTTATACCTAATCCAGATAATAAAGAATATGTAAATCACATAGATGAAAATAGACAAAATAATAATGTATCAAACTTAGAATGGGTAACACCTAAAGAGAATAATTTACACTCATTAACTAAAAAAACTTATGTATATGATTTAGAAGGTAATTTAGTTAAAATTTATAATTATACACACGAATGTAAAGTTGATGGGTTTAATCAAGGGCATGTATGTGCATGTGCTAGAGGTGAAGAAAGAACTCATAAAAAACATATATTTTCATATACACCTTTAACAAAAGATGATGTTGTTCAACGACTATCGAAATCATTTTATCTTAAATAGATAGAATAAGAAAGTAGAGTACACTCAAGTGAGTGGAAAAGCCAGGCAATAATTAAGACCGAGAGGTCTTTTTTTATTGAAGATATAGTCTAGACTTATGTGAGAGCATAAGAAGTTCATAAGAGAACTGCATAAGATTAACGACCTTATGTGAATAAAATAGGAACCTAAATCTATAAAAGATTTAAAGGACTTAGGCTTAAGAGTAAGAGGAGCTAAGAAGGGTCCTGATAGTGTAGACTATGGTATTAAATTTTTATCAGAAGAAATAGAAGAAATAATAATTGATAGTGATAGATGCCCTAACGCAGCTAGAGAGTTTTTAGGATATGAAACTGAAAAAGATAAAGATGGAAACTTTAAAGGTGAGTATCCAGATAAAAATAATCACTCGATGGGCATTGCTGCTTAGTCGAGTATAAACCGAGGAATTAAGCGGGAAGGCTGAAATGCTAATCCGAACCGAAGGCTAATTTTAAAAGATTAGCCAGGGGCAGAGACTAGAACTGAAACTTGAAAAAGAATATAATGTTCCACGAGGCCTCGGAGTTTTCAATAAATTTTAATAGACGCTATTCGATATTTTGTGGTATAATATTATTATAAAATAATCGGAGGTGCGATATGAAAACAATAATAATGGACGGTTTTAAATTTACTTTAGTTAATGGTAAGAAATACCACTACAATTCAACGTTAAGAAAATATTTACATCAATATGTATGGGAAAAAGAAAATGGAGCTATTCCAGAAGGATATGAAATACATCATATAGATAGAAATACTACTAATAATAACATTGAAAATTTACAATTAGTTACAAAAGAAGAACATCATGAAATCCATAAAATTTTATCTTGGGATGAAGATAGAAGAGAATGGGCAAGAAAAAATCTTGAACTAAATGCTAGACCTAAAGCTAGTGAATGGCATGGAAGTGAAGAAGGGTTAGAATGGCATAAAAAACAATATAATAGATGCAAAGAAAAATTACATAAAAAAGAAACTTTTAAGTGCGAATGTTGTGGTAAAAAATTTGAAGGCACAGCAAATGGAGTTAATAGATTTTGTTCTAATAAATGTAAAAGTAAATTTAGAAGAGATAGTGGTATAGATGATGAATATAGAATTTGTAAAGTATGTGGTAAAAAGTTTAAAACAAATAAATACAGTAAAGCAAAAACTTGTTCAAGAAGTTGTGCAAATAAACTTAGAAAACTAAAAGATAGTCCGAACTTACAGGAATAGAAACTGTAAGAAGCAAGGGATAAAGAGCTCTTGCGATAACAAAATGTGATGCAGCAAGATATGCTATGGAAGATGAAATTAGACAAAATAGAATTAAGTCTAAGAAATTGGATTTAGGAATATAGGAGGTGAGAAATTGATATTAATACCAGGATTCGAAGAAGTAAAAAGACCTATATTTATTACAGATAAAGAAAGACTGGAGCTTGATAATGTACAGAATATATTAAATGAACATCAGTGGTTTAAATCTGAAAAATATTATAGGAATTTAAAATATTATGAAGGTTATCACGAAATATTAAATAGGACAATGGATGACCCTAAAAAACCTAATAATAAAATAGTTGTAAACCTTCCTAGCTTCACAACAGATATAAGAACTGGTTATTTTAGCGGAGAACCTCTTACTTTTTCTAGTGAAGATGACAATATAACAGAAAAAATAAATAATATACTTGATTATAATGATTTTCAAGATGTAAATACGGAGCTTGACCGATTAACTAGTATATACGGCCATGCTTTTTTAATTTTATACATAGATAAAGATGCAAATATAAGACTTACAACAGAAACTCCTGATAACATGGTTATTGTTTATGACAATAGCTTAGAAAAAAATATTGTAGGAGCTGTAAGGTATTACTATTATACAGATGCATCCGACAATGAGCAAAAGGTTTATATGACAGTCTACAACAAAGATATGATTGAATATTATAACGGCAAAGTAGGAGCTCCAGAGCTAGTTGATATAGAAGAAAATTATTTTAAAGACATTCCTGTTGTTGAATTTATGGAGAATGAAAACCGAAAAGGCTGTTATGAAGATGCAATAAGTATAGTAGATGCAATAGAATCTGTTATTAGTAGTTCAGTTAATGAGATAGAGTATTTTGATAATGCTTATTTGTTGTTAAAAAATCTAGCTGGAACAACTAAAGAAGATATTAAAGATATGAAAGAAAATCGTGTTATGTTAGTTGAAGATGATGGCGATGCTGGATTTATTACAAAAACAGTAGATGATGATTATACTCAAAACTTGCTTAATAGATTAGTTAATGATTATCATAAAGTAACAAAAACACCTAACTTAACAGATGAAAAGTTTGCTGGTAATGTTAGCGGAGTATCGCTTAAATTTAAATTATTCGCACTTGAAAAAGATATGGCCAAGAAAGAAAGTAAATGGAAAAAGTCAATCCAAAGAATGTTGGAGCTTATATGCACTATTTTAAGTGTAAAAGGAACAAGTATTGATTACAGAACAATCAAGATAACATTTACTAGAGCATTACCGACTAATACACTAGAGCAAGCGCAAATGGTTTCTCAACTATCAGGAATCGTTTCAAGGGAAACATTGTTATCTCAGTTAGACTTTATTGAAAATCCTAAGCAAGAATTAGAATTAATAGATAAAGAACAAGAGGAACAAATGAAGAAATTTGATATGTATGCTGATAGTAACATAAGTGATCCAAAGGAGAATGATAAAAATGTTAATAACGATAATAGCATGGATAATGCTAATATATAGTTTAATAGGATTATTAGTAGAATTCTTTTTTATATTTGTTGGCGATACGACTAAAGACAGAGTTAAAGGCTTTGTAGATGTTGTTTATTTTGCTTTTACTATATATTTTATTTTGAGGTTTATATATGGCTAGAAGAGCAAAGTATTACTTAGGAATGAAAAATCGTGATTACTGGCATCAAAGAATGCTAGACAGGGACAAGAAAAGTAAGTTGACAGAGGATAAAACAGTAAAGAAATTAGCTTATGCTTATCACGATTCTTATATGCAAATATCAAAGGAGCTAGATAGTTTCTATAATAAATATGCAATAGAGCATAATTTAACTTATGCAGAAGCAACTAAGCTATTAACTCCAGTAGAAATGCGAGAGTATGGACGTAAAGTTCAAGAATTAAAACAACTATATCAAGCTACTAAAAGCGAAGAAGTATTAGCACAATGGCAAATAATGAGTGCTAGAGGTAAAGTAACAAGATTACAAAGTTTACTTGATGGAATAGATATAGAACTAATAAAAAATAGTCATAATGTACAAATGACGATGACAGAACATCTAACAGGAATGTATAAAAGGTCATATAAAGAAGCTTTAGCTGATGCTGGAGCAACAAATAAAGTATTACCTAAAAGAGCTATCAAAGATGCAATAAGTTATCCTTGGAGTGGTAGACAGTTTTCAAGCCGTATATGGAGCAATAAGGCAACTACAATGAACAACATAAGAGAAACACTAACAAAAGGATTAATACAAGGTAAATCAGTACAGAAAATGGGACAGGAATTAAAAAAATTAGAAGGTGTTAGTAAGTATCAAGCTGAAAGGCTAATACGAACTGAGACCAATTTTTTTATGACTAAAGGGCATGTAGACGGATATAAAGATAACGGTGTAAAAGCTCTAGAGATATGCGTTTCATTTGATGAACGTACTTGTGCTGACTGTGAAAGCATGGATAGGGAGGTGGTTAAAATCGAAGAAGTTAGTTATGGTAGTAATGTTCCGCCGTTTCATTGCTTCTGTCGAACGATGCACTGTAATCCCTATAACTGATTATAAAGAAGGAGAATATTAATAAATTGAACGATATGGACATTGGACATATTGGGCAAGGAGGTAAAGAATGAAAAAAGGTATAAAAATGAATTTACAGTTAATGGCTGATACAGGAGCTGGAGGTGGTTCACCAAGTCAAACAGATGGTGGAACAAATAATACTGATGCTGGAACTGGGTCTAATGTAGAAGGAGCAGAAAATCAAACACCATCATTTGATGATATTTTAGGTGGCAATAAAGACTATCAAGCTGAATTTGACAGAAGAGTAAGCAAGGCTTTACAAACTGCACAAGCTAAATGGGAAGCAAATAAACAAACTGCTATAACAGAAGCTGTGACAGAAGCTGAAAAACTTGCGAAAATGAAGTCAGATGAAAAAGCTAAATATGAGCAAGATAAAAGAATAAAAGAATTAGACAAAAGAGAAAAAGACATAACAACTAGAGAACTGAAAGCTCAAGCTTATGAAACATTAGCAGAAAAGAATTTACCAAAAGAGTTAATTGATACTCTTAACTTTTCAGATGCAGAAGCTTGTAATGCTTCTATTGAAGCAGTTGAAAAAGCTTTCCAAAATGCTGTTAAAAAGGCAGTTGATGATAGATTAAAAGGAAGTAAACCAGTAAAACCAGCTGAACAAACTAATAGCGATGTATTTGGGTTTAACTTCACAGGTGTAAGACCTAGAAAATAATAGAAAGGATGATGTAAATGACAGTAAATTACGCAGAAGCTTATAGCAGAGAGCTTGCAAATGCTTATCCATATGTCTTATACTCAGGAGCATTATGGAACAGCGAAAATAGAAAAAAATACAAAGTAGTAGATGCAAAAACTATAAAAATACCAATTTTATCAACTAAAGGAAGAACAGATGGAGATAGAACTAAAATTGGTGACTTTTCTCAAAATTTCAGTAATGAATGGGAAACTAAAACGCTTACTAATCATAGACAATGGCAAACATTAGTGCACCCACAAGATGTAGACCAAACAAATCAAGTAGCCACAATAAGAAATATAACTAAAACTATGAATGAAGAACATAAATTTCCCGAATTAGACGTAATGATGTTCTCTACTATATATAGTTTAAGAAATGCACAAAAAGCAATAACTGCTGAAACTACAGAATTAACTGCAGCTAATATACTTACTAAATTTGATTCTATGATGGATGCTATGGATGAAGCATTAGTACCTGTTAGCGGAAGAATTTTATATTGTGATACATTCACAAAAACTCTTATAGATACAGCTATAACTATAGTTAGAAATAACGGAGATAAAAAATTAGCAAGAAGTGTATCAAGATTGGAAGAAGTCGATATAGTTTCTGTACCAACAGCTCTTTTTAAAACAGAATATACATTTAATGATGGTAAAACATCTGGACAAACTGATGGAGGATTTGTAGCTAAATCAACTGCTAAAGATATGGCAATGATATTATTACATCCAAGTGCTATATTACCTATAGTTTCTTATTCATTCGCACAACTTCAACCACCAAGTGCATTATCTCAAGGTAAATATGTATACTTTGAAGAATCTTTCGAAGATGTATTTATCTTAAATAAAAGAGTTGATGCAATACAAATATGCGTAAAAAAAACAACTTAGGTGATATGAATGGATATTTCTAAAATAAAAATAAAATTAGGATTAGCCGATGATTCACAAGATGAATTATTGGATATTTTATTGTCAGATGCTACTAATTATATGCAAGTATATCTAGAAACACCAACTATACCATGGGAGCTTGAATTTATAGCTGAAGAAGTAGCCATAAAAAGATACAGAAGATTAGGAAGTGAAGGGATATCTACGGAAAAAATAGATGTCCTTTCGACTTCTTATAAGTCTGATGATTTTTATGAATATAAACCACTTCTAAAACAGTATAGGTCCAATAATACGAGAATAAAGAAGCTAAGGATGTTATAAATGGATTATAGAGATAGTGCAGTTATATTAAAAAAAGAATTGGTTGGAGATGGTTTAGGGGGCTATATTACAAAAGAGATAGAGGTTAAATCTATTAAATGCAAGGTAGCACCTTTTACTATCAGTGAAATTGATTCGGCTGGAAGATTAGTGACTTATTCTAAGAATAAATTGTTTACACAAGAAAAGTTGGATAAATTAGATCTTGATGAAGATTTCTATATTTTATATAAAAATAAACATTATAAAAAAGAATCAGTTGCTGACTATAATAAATGTTACATGATTGTTATGGAGCGTGATGAAGTTGGAAATTAAAATATCCTCAGATGCTGAAAAAATATTAAGAGAATTTAATAAAACTGAAACAGTTGAAAAAGATGTAAGTAAATTAATAAAAGATACCTTGTATAATATCGAAAGAAACGCAAAAAAAAGTTGTCCAGTTGATACTGGAAGGCTTAGAGGTTCTATTACAACTAATATAATTTCTACTTATAGCGGTGAAGTTGGAACTAATGTTGAATATGCTGGGTGGGTTGAATATGGAACTAGATACCAGTCGGCGCAGCCTTATTTTGAGCCAGCAGTTGAAAAAAATGAAGATAAGTTTAATGAGGAATTATATAAAATAATAGAGGAGCTGATAAAATAATGTTTACTTTAGATTTACAGTCTGAACTTTACAATATCTTATCAGCTTTAAATTATGATGTATATGACCATGTGCCTAAAAATGCACCGCTACCATATATTAGAATTGGCACATTTTACGGAAATGATGATTCTTCAAAGATAAATGCAGGCTCAAAAATATATCAATATATAGATGTATTTTCTAATTACAAAGGCAAAAAAGAAATTATAAACATTATGCAAGATGTAAATAGAAATCTGCAGAATACAGAAATGAGATCCAATGATTTGTTGGCTTTTATTTATTTAGATAACTTTAAAATATTAGAACAACAAGATGCAGAGGGTAAATATCAACATGGAATTTTAGTATATAAAATTTTAACAAAAGAAAAGGAGTGATTGCATGAAGCTAGATAACTTACAATTGTTAGCTGAAAGTGGCGATAGCGGAGAAGTTATAAGAGGACTAGATATAATTGTATCTGTTGGAGGTAAAGCTATAGGTGGCCAAAAGAACTGTAAATTATCTATCAAGGCTGATACTATAGATACATCTACAAAAACATCAGGGGATTGGAAGAGAAAAATCTCCGGGGCAAAAGAATGGTCAGCTACTTGTGATGGATTTTATTACACTGATGATGAAGGTTACAATGCAGCGGTTGATGCAGTACTAAATTCTACTGCAGTTGATGTAATAATAGCAAATAAAGGAAATACAGTAGGATTTAAAGGGAAAGCTTATATGTCCGGATTAGACTTAGAGGCTGATTATGAAGATGCTACTACATATGATTTAACATTTGAAGGAAATGGAAAATTAGAAAAAGCAAGTGCTGTTTAGGAGGAAAACATGATATTAAATATAAATGGCAAAGATTACGAATTAAAATATACAATGAGAATACTTAAAAAATTATCTCAAAGCGGTTTGGATCCATATACAAATTTAGATAAAATTGCGGGAACTATCCCTAATGTAATAAAATCATTTCATTACGGACTTTTAGAAGAAAATAATAAAATGACAGAAGCTATGGCAGAAAAATTAATAGATGTTTATGTAGCAGAAGGAAATTCTACAATAGATTTAGGCAATCTAATAGTTGATGCTGTGATGGAAGCTTTAGGTTTCAATGCAGATGATATGACAGAAGGCAATGAAGAAAATGAATCAGAAGAAAGTGAAGAGGGAAAGTAGAACTTAATAAATTAATAGAAAACCTCTATAAAAAGTTAGTGGGTGGCATGAAGATGTCACCCTCTTCTTTTTGGCATTTAACTATACATGAAGCTAATTTAATACTAGATGGTTATAAAAAAGAACAGCAAGAACAATACAATTTAAACCTTTGTTGCTTGCAAAATGCTTTAGGAATGGCCTTTGGTGGAAGTAAATTTAAACCTGTAAATCCGTTTGAGAGTGCTAAGAGCAAAAAAAGGGTTCATAAGGTAAGTAAGAAAGAAAAAGAAGAAAATTTAGCATATATAAATAGTTTATTTGAAAAATTTGGAGGTGGTGGAAATAGCAACTAAAACTTTAAATGTAAAAATAAATGCAGATATAGCAAGTTTTAAAACTAAGATGCAAGATGCTAAAAAATCACTCCAAGATATGTCGGAAAGCATTAAAAAAGCATCTGGGAACAGCAAACTGAGTGATGCATTAGGAGCTTCTGACTTTGGTAAAAAGCTAGAAGAAGTTAAAACTAAAGCATCTAATTTAGGACAAGTATTTAAAGCATTACCTGGACCAGCTAAAGCACTTGTTGTTGTAACTGCAGTATTAACAGCTACTAAAAAGCTATATGATGCTGGAAAACAGAGGTTTTTTGATGGACTTAACAACATAAAAGATACAGTCTCCCCTGTGTTTCAAGGTATGCTCACCTCGATAAATGCAGTTAAAGATGCTTTTAGTGAGTTAACGGGATTTGATTTTAATTTAAGTTCACTCATAACAACTGGAGCAAAATTCGAGCAACAGATGAAAAAAGTTGCAACTATTGCTGGTTCAGTAGGGACAGAGCTAGAGCAATTGACTTCAAAAGCAAGAGAACTTGGAGCTAGTACGACATTTAGTGCTAGTGAAGTTGGCGAAGCTTTTGAGTATATGGCTATGGCTGGTTGGTCTACTTCTGAAATGTTAGAAGGAGTAAATTCAACGTTAAACCTTGCAAAAATTGGGTCTACAAGTTTAGCAACAGCTTCAGATATTTTGACCGATGATTTAACGGCACTTGGCATGTCAGCAAATCAAGCTGGCGACTTTGCAGATAAATTATCAGCAACAATAACACGAAGTAACACAAATGTTGAACTGTTTGGGGAATCTGTTAAACAAGTAGGAGCTTTAGCAGGTTCTTTAGGTGTAACAATGACAGATTTATCAACTAGTATAGGATTAATGGCTAATGCTGGTGTAAAAGGTTCAAAGGCAGGTATGTCACTTAAAAATTTATTGTCAAATATGGCAAATCCAACCGATGCTATGACTACAGCATTAAAAAAATTAGGAATGACAGCAGATTCAACAGGAAGTTATTTAAAAACTACAGCTGATGGATGCACGGATTTAGAAGCTACAGTAAAAGCATTAAAAGCTGGAACTGATGGAATGACTAGAAGTCAGAAGGCATCTTTAATTGCAACTATTGCTGGTAAAAATGCTTTACCAGGGGTAATGAGTTTACTTAATGCATCTACAGAAGATTATAATAGTTTATCAGAGGCTATAGATAATTCTACGTCTACAGTTAGCATGTTTAATGAAAATATGTCTATAATGGGCAAAAAAGGAAACGATGCAAAAACTACTATAGAGAGTATGAAAAAAGTGTTTAGTGAGACTGAATTATCTGCAACAGCATTAGGATTGTCTAGTAAAGACTTAGGATATGCAATATCTTTACTTGGTGATGATTGTAAAGTTAGTTCTCAATCTGTAGAAGATTTACTCGATGTAGTAGAATCTATGGATAATGCTAGTGGTAAAGTTGATAAATTCTGGAGAAGTGTAGGAAATGCTAAAAACATAGAAATAGACGGAAAAGCAATAAATCAACTTATAGATTATAACGGAACTTTAAGTGCTGTAGATAATTCTATAGTTGGACTTAGTGATCATACAGTAGAATATGCTAAAGCTCATAATGAAAACTATAAAAACACAAAAGAATATGTTAAATCACTTGTAAAAGAAGGAATGACAATAGACGATGCTAACAGTAAGCTTTCTAAATATGGAATAGAAGCTGAAAAAATATCATTATCTACATTGTCAATGTCTCAAAAGACAGATTACCTAAGACAAGCCTTTAAAGGTATGTCAGACGAGCAAATAAAAGCTAAATTGCAAACTATAGGACTTGGAGATAGCTTTGATGAAGTTAACGAAATAGTTGATATGTCAGATGAAAAATATGAAAGATATAAAAAGAACCTTAAAGAAATTGAAGGATTATCAACTAGATTAGCTGACAGTATGGATGAAACTACTGTAGCAAGTTTTAAAGCTTTAGCAAGTGCTATGGAGGATAGCCTTATAGGTGCTTTTGAAAAGTTTAAACCAGCACTTTTAGATGCTAGCGATGCTTTAACAACTTTCTTTAGTGAGTGGAGAAATGGAGATAAAAATACTTACAATTTTGAAGGCTTAGAAACCGGTTTAGAAAATTTAAAAGCAAAAGTAGAAAATGCTGCTAAACAAATACCTACTATAATAACTAATGCTATAAGTGGGGCAAATCGATTAATATCAGGAGGAGCATTAGATAGTTTATTAAGTATGGGTAGCAGTATAGTACAAAATATAGCTAATGGTATTATTCAAAATAAAGAAGGTATAACAACCGCTATATCTGATTTAATAGGAAAGATTTGCAACTGGATAGAAACAAATGGCCCTACTATAAAAGAAGCAGGAAGTGTTATATTAAATGCCATAGGAGATGGTATAAGAAATAATAGAGACCAAATTAATACTGCCTGTGGGGTTATTTATGATGCAATAAATGAATGGACTGCTGCAAATGCTGAAAATATGGGATTGCTTGGTGGTTCAGTAGCAGATAAATTTATAGGCGGATTTGTTAAGGGGTTTGTTTCAGAAAAATTAGCAAGTATAAGCGGATTCTTTGATGGATTATTTGGAAGTAATGGGACTATAAGCCAAAATTTTAGTATGACAGCTGGACTTAGAACCGGGAAAGAATATGGAAGTGGAGCACAACAGGGATTAGAACAAAGTAAAACAACTACTTCTCAAACTGCATCTGAAATAGGAGATGGAATTTCTAAAAATATAATGACTAAGTTAGAAACTATGAATACTAGCCAATTAAAAGAGCTTGAAAAAGAATTAAAATCTTTACAAACTACAACTCAAAATGTAGCTAATGGAATAGGCACTAATTTTGGTAAGATAAGAAGTTCTATTAGGGAAAATTTAGTTGGAAGTGTTAACATAGGCAGAAATCAATTTGTTAACTTAGCTAATATAATAAAAAATCAATCACAAAACGCTAGAAATAGTGCTACATCTAGTTTTATAAGCTTAAAGAAAGTAATAAGTACTCAAGTATCAGAAGCTAGACAAACTGTTACATCTAAAATGATATCCATTGCTAATGTTGTGAGAACACAGTCTTGGAATGCTAGAAATGCAGCAACATCTAGTTTTATAAGTCTAGCAAAAGTAATTAGAACGCAAATGGCTAATGCTTATTCTTCTGTAAGCACATACATGAATAAAATAGCTAGTGCGACTAACAGAACGCTTACAACAAAAGTTAATGTAACTAAAACAGTATCTACAGTTAATGCAGTTTCATCTAGCATTCCAGTTGTAGCAAACTTACAGAATTTTAGTGCTATAGCAAATAGAAGTTTAGCTGCAACAAATGCATTAGCTACAGCTAGCGTAACACCAGTTTCTGCTAGAAGTACTTTTGGTGGGTATAGTAATAATGGCTTATACAGTAATAAGGTAAGCCCTGAACCTATTTATTTGGATATATCGCTAGAGTTGGATTCTAAGATTATCGCAAAAAAAACCGCAAAATATGTAGATGGTGAGCTTAGTGTTATTGATAAAAGGGATAGTAGAAAGAGAGGTGCTAAATAATGCCAGTATATTATTTTGAATATAATAAGGTAATTATATCTGAATTTGAGGGTTTTGGGGTAGTAGATGTAGATATGCCTACTATTCCGGAACATGAAATATCTAGTAAAACTATACAAGGTAGAAATGGTAGCATCTTTCATTCTGCTAAAGATAAAGATAGAGAAATTACTGTAAAAATAAATGTATTGACAGATAATCAGGATGATTATTTACAAACCGTTAACGATTTAAAAGAGTGCTTTAAAAGCAAAATTGAAGCTAAGTTATACATAGGCACCGAAGATAAATATATAAATGCGGTAGTAAAAAGTTATAACTTTGGAGATAAATATATATCTGAAAATAATTGTTACGGAGAAGGAAAAGTAACCTTTTATTGTGCAGACCCATATTTTTATAAAGGCGATTTTAAAATATATGATGAATTATCTACTGAAGAATTAGATAATGAAGGGGATGTTGAAACATATCCTAAAATAGCTGTAGAGTTTACAGAGGAATCTACATTTTTACAAGTAGATTCTGATAATGGGTCTATATTATTAGGGAGCTATCCAAAGGTAGGAGTAGTAGATGCCACAGCACAACAATTAATTGTAAATGAAAAATGTGAAAGCTTATCTAACTGGACTTCTACAGGTAACGTAGTAGATGAAGGAGCTACAGGTGACACATTAGTAATTAATACAGATTGGGGGCGTACATTTGCCCCTAATATTACTTCTTCTCAGGAAAAGGGATGGCACGGTGCTTGCTACAGAATGAATATACCGAAAAATATAAAAAACTTTGAAGTAAATGGATATTTTTTATTTTATTCTGATTATTGGAATTCTACTGGTGGAAGTGGCGCTACTGGTTCTAACCAATATAAAATTACGGCTTCTGTGTCTCTTAATATAAGAACTGGTAGAGGCACTAGCTATAAAAAATTAGGTGCTATACCCTATGGTGCTATTGTAACGGTAACAGATATAAGCAGTGGATGGGGAAAAGTTACATATAATGGAATAACTGGTTATGCTTCTATGACATATATGAAACAAATAGCAACTACTTCTTATAACTATAAAACTATAGCAAATCTTAATATGAGATCAGGACGAGGTACAGGATATAAAATATTAATTACAATACCAAAAGGCACGTCTCTTACAATAACAGATATAGTAGGAAACTGGGGAAAAGCTACTTACGGTGGAAAAACAGGTTATGTATATATGCGTTATGTAACAAAATTAGCTTCTTCTTCAGCTATAACTGTAATAGGTAAAGATACATCAGATAAAGCAGAAGAAAATACAGCAGATTCTTCAAAAATGGGACTACTAGAAATGTATGGATTTGATTCGCAAAACAATAAATTATTCAAGTGTCAATTATTAGATAACAACTATTATTACATGCACAATACACCAACTATATCTATTGGATCTAATAAGGTATTAACAGATGCTACAAATTGTCCTGCTCCAAAAACTAAAACAGATGAAGATGGAAACAAAATAAAAATAGATTCCGGAATGTCTGGTTCAGCTTGGAATCGCTTCTATGGAAACTTCCATGTGAAAAGAGTTAATGGCATATGGAAAGTAGGAATTAGAAAAAGAGATGCACAAAATAATTTAATAAAAGAATTAACGGTTGATAATTTATCTAATGGTAATTATCCTACAGGGGATTTGGCATATATAGTTATCTATATGGCTGGGTATGGTAATTATCCTATACAAAATATGGGAATGAATATGCTTCATATATTTGATATGACACCAGAAATACCAGAACAATTCAATCAAATAATTTTTGAATCTGGTGATATTGTTAACATAGATTGTGAAAATAATACAGTTATAAAAAATGGCGATGACTTCATACAACATTTAGATATAGGAAGTACATTCTTCTCTCTAAGTCCTGGGGTAAATAATATATCTGTAGCTACATCATGTAAAAATCAAGTATCAGCAGCTATAAGTTTTAAGGAAAAATTCATTGATAAGTAGGTGAGATAATGACAAATATAACATTATTTATATTAGATAAGAATAAAAGAATAATAGATGTTATTTCAAACGCAGGAACAGAGGAGAATGCCTATTATGATGATAAATTTATACAAGAAATAAATGTAGCATCTACTTATGAATTCAAATTAGAACTTAACCAAAGGACAAAAGACTCTGTAAAGGCAGGAAATTATTTATTATTTAAGTATCGTAACAAAAACTACTTATTTAATATTGTTACTGTAGAAACAGATGATAAAGACGGTTACGCAGAAGCAGAAGTATATTGTGAATCGATATCTTTGCTTTTATATAATAGCGTTGTACAAAAAACTACATTAAATAACTGTAATGCTAGTACTTTTCTTACAACTATTTTACAAGATACAGACTTTAAACCTGGATATATAGATACAGAAGTAGACAGAAACGCAAACTTTATAAAAATAGATAAATCTACATCTATTTATGAATTATTAACAAGTAAACTAGAAATATATAAAGCAGAAATGGATATTAGAATAGAAGTAGATGGAAATAAAGTTACTGGAATGTATATAGATTTATACAGTAAACTTGGTTCTAATAATGGAGCTAGATTTGATTATAATACTAATTTAGAAAGTGTAACAAGAAAAGAAGATATATCTGATTTATGTACTGCTATTATAGGTTTAGGAAAAGATGAATTAGACTTCCGTGAAGCAGAATGGAGTGTTGAAGCTGGAAAACCAGCTGACAAACCAAGAGGTGCTAATTTTATAGCGGACGATATAGCTAATGCTACATTCGGAACTCCAGGAAAATATATTTATGGAATCTATGAGGATTCTAGCTGTGAAGATGCTTATACATTATTAGAAAAATCTTATAAGGAATTACAAGAACGTAGACAACCCAAAATAGATTATGAATGCAAGGTTGCTTACTTAGATAAAGACATTAATTTAGGCGATACAGTAAGCATAATAGATAGAACTTATCCAGAACCTTTACAGTTAACTGCTAGAGTGAATAAATTAGAAATAAGTTTCTCTGACGAAAGTCAAAACACTTGTCAATTCGCTAATTATAATAAAGCATACTCTAATATGATTACTAAAAATAATACCTTGGAAGAACTTAAGAATTACATATTAGGTCTTAATATAGGGAAATTGACACTAGCAGAAATAGAAATTATAAAGCAATATATGCGCCAATTAGGTATAGACAAAGAAACTATAGATACGTTATTTTCTGAAATATTAAATAATCCTGGTACTGGAGAGGATAACAAGCCTGGAACTAGTGGGAATAAAGATGTTTTAATTAAAACTGTAGAAGGTGGATTATGGTTAGGTGATAGTAGGATGTCTGCTATGAGAAAATATAATCTATTTAAATTAACTGGAAGTGATACAACTACAGAACCAGGAATAATTACAACAGATGATTATAAAAAAGCATTAACATTATATAATTCTATAAATATCGGAAGCAAAATAGCAGCATACCCAAGTGCATATGAAAAATTAGTATCTAGTTCAAATCAATATAAAATTTCTACTATTGCTAAATACTGGTCACAAAGATTTGGACTTGATCCAAACATAACACTTGCAATGATAATGGCTGAATCTAGTGGGAATCCATATGCACATGGTTCTTCTGCAGGTTCTGGTTATGGCCTTATGGGATGTGAAAGAAGTGTATTCTTTAATCAAACAATAACACTTAAATTTATAGATGGAACAAAACAAAGCTTTACACCTTCTTATAGCACTATGCAACCTGGAATCGGTGGAACAATTATACTCAATGGGATAACAGTAGATAAAAATATATCTAACCAAGTTATGCTTGGATGTAATGAATTAAGACAAGCATTTACATATGCACACAATAACATATTTGCTGGTTTGATTTCTTATAACATGGGCGTAGGTGCCATGTATTGGATAGTAAGTAGATATGTTTGTGATACATATGGTTATACATTTGTAAATAGAAATTCTATTTCAGCACAATCAGCAGCAGTACAGAAAAAGATATATGAAGTATTAGAAAATGGTGGATTTGAATTTGCAAACTGGAGACAAGTATATAAAAATAACGGTGGTGGCGGTACTGTTAACAATGTAGAAGGTTATCTAGCTTGGTATAAAATCGAAAATGGACAATTACCTTATGTATTTGATAGTTCTGGAAATAAATTAGGTTATGGAGTATCAGGCAAAACAACAGCTACAACAGCAAAAGAAAGTAATCCTGTAACTTATGCAACCAGTACTAAACTAACAGCAACTAGAACTAAAATTGTAGATAAAGCTAAAGAAATAGTTAAATTACATCAAGATGGCTTAGCATCTTATAGTCAATATCCAAGAACAATAGATGATACAAAGAGAATATATATAGGTCCTAATACTACAGTTAAAATGGGGACAGGAGTATGGAAAAAAGCAGGTTCTTCTTATTATGGAATATCTACAAGTGTAAATGATGGTAAAGGTGTAATAGGATATGACTGTTCTTCTTTTTCATCATGTTGTTATAAAAATGCAGGATTAACTTCTTTGTATAACGGCAACTGTTCTGGCGGAACAATTATGTCAGAAATAGTCAATAATGGCGGTATGATGTGGCTTGCAAATGCAGAAGGTAGGGCAAAAGCAAAACCAGGTGATTGTATAATGTTCTGTAATGGCAATCATATTCCTACGCAAGCAGAAATGGATAATAGAAAGTTATTAGCTACACATCACATCGGAGTTTATATCGGAGATGACCAAATGGCACATGCATCACAATGGGCAACTGTACCAAATGCAATTAAAATTTCTAATGTAAGTGGCTATAGCACACTTAAAACAGCATTCTTTATAAGACCTAAAGACTTGCAAGAAACAGATGTTAATGAGCCTACAATAGATGATACAACAACAGATGAAGGAAACAATATAATAAGTAAATGTGTGATAGGTGCTAGTGCCTATCATTTTTACAGTGGAAATCAATTACTTAAAAATGTTCAAGTTGGTTCTTATTCTGATTCAACTCCTTATCCTTCAGATGTTCCATATGTATTTGTACATTTAGGAGTGAATGACCCTTATCAAAGTGGATACAGCAGTTTAAAAGCGTTACTTTCACTTTTAAGAACTAAATATCCTAACAGACCTATATTTGTGGCAAAAGAATTACATGTAGGTTCAAGTTTTAGTGGATATGCAGAATATAACAAAGCTATAGATATATTTAATAGTGAAATTGCTACTTATTGTAATGAACATGAAAATGTATATCAAATTGATATAAGTGCTGATTTAGTAGAAAATGGATTATTAAAATCTAGTATAACAGCAGACGGTGTACATTTAAAAACAAAAGATGATTATAAAGTATTATTAAATAATATTAAAAATAAAATTACAACAACTACTGGTAATACAAGTACCGATACAGGAAGTTCAGATACTGGAGAAACTGGAGATAGCGATAATAAAAAAGATGATACTGTAAATCAAAAAGTAAATGAGAGTTTACAATCCATGAAAAATTATTACTATGATACATTAGATAGCTTAATATTTAACCTTCCAAGTAATGTTGTAGATAGTTTTTATTGTAGACTTAAATTCACAGCTTCTACAGATTTTAATTATATTCAATCTGATAATTGCTATTTAGAAGGAACGGATTGCATTAATGGACAGTTGGTTCCAAAACCTAATAATACTTATAAGATTATTATTATGAAAAATACAATAGATACTATAAACTCTAGTTATTATGGATTAGTTACAGTTTTACAAGCTAAAGAATATGAAGACTTTACAGACTTTATAGGAGGGCAAAAGGTAGTAGAATTAGGTAAAACTTATTTAAATCATACAGATCTAGAATACGCTGGACAATATTCTGCTACAGCTATAGTAACACCTGCTAATTTTACTAACCCTAAAGCTAATTTGAGTAAATGGTATGACAGCACACGAAATAAAAATCAAATAGACGGTAGTACATTAACACAGTTTGTATATATGGGATTAAATTATAAAGATACTCCTTATAACAATCACAATATGACTTCTATAAAGAAAAATAGTTTACTTAGTTGGGCCTTTAAGTTACCTAGATTAGCCGCAAATCAAGCTAAATATTGTGTATCCAATGGATGGGCATTATATGGAGCAGATTTAACTAATTTTAGTAATTTAGAAGCTGGAGATCTAATATTCTCAAAGGATAATGATACAGATAACAACAGATATATGAATGTATCCCATGTTAGTATTTTTATAGGTGAAGAAGATGGAGTCTTATCAGTTCTAGAATCAACTAAATGTGAAAATGGAGTTAAAATAACACCAATAGCAGATATGGCAGAAACTATTTTATTTATAGCTAGAGTGAAGAAAAAGTAGGTGATTAAATGAGTATAAAAGAAAACTATGACAATTACAATGAAAGCTATAATAATATAATCAAAGTATTAACAGACATATTAGATAGTAAAGAAGTTACAGAAGGCTCTCAAGCATTATTAGAAGAAGCATATGTAGATTATAATACAGATTATACAAATGCTATATCTGTCTTGCATGGGCAAAAGATGAAAGAAGAAAATAAAAAGATAAAAGAACTAGAATATAAGAAGTTAGATGCAAATGTAGAAAATATTTTAAATGTACTAACTAAAAATGGAATGTATAACTCTATTTATACAGATGAAGAAGGAAGAATACTTATTGATATGCAGAGCATCCCGAAGCTTACTTTATTAGTACAAAAACTTAGCTTAATTGCTAAAGGACTTGATGGGGATGATGAAAGTAGCATAACTATAGCACCAGAGTTTATAGAGTTATTATCAAATAGCGATATTATTTTAAGGGCAAAAAATATCCTTTTAGAAGGATTAGTTACTGCTAATGGAAACTTTAAAATATTAGCGGATGGGTCTATAGAGGCTACTAATGCTAATATAACAGGGGAGATAAATGCTACATCTGGTAAAATTTCTTCGGACTTAGAAGTCGAAGGATTGAACGTATCAGGAACATTAACAGCCGATTCACTTAATGTTAGACAACTTAATTGCGGTGATTTGAATGGTGTAGTGTCTGATGTAGCTCTTGTAGTAGATTCAACAATCGATACATCAAATGTCTTTGAGAATAACGGCAAATTTAGCTCTTTACAAAGAGCAATAGAGAGTATTCCTAAAAATTTAAATGGATATACGGTATCTATCGAAGTTAATTCAATATTATATGAAAATATAACTATAAAGGGATTTAATGGGGGCACTTTATATATTAAATTTAATAAGAATAATTGTGGTTATATATTTGGACATAATTGTGGAGCAGAATTGCTATTGCAGGGAACTGGAACAACTTCACAGATATTAGTAAGTAACTATAAAACAACAGGAAATGTCAACATGCGTACGGGCGGAGATGTTTCTTACAATATAGTTCAAACAGTTCCAACTGGAGCAACATTATTGCTTACAAACTTTAACTCAAATGGTTGGGGATACACTACATATAACGGAAAAAGTGGATGGATGAGTACAAATACAAGTTATATGGTAAAAGAAGAAGTATATAAAACAAGTGGAACATCTACAGCTATACAACCAAGTGAATTACTAACACAAGATGGTAAAAACTATGCTGCAGTATTTCGTAATTGTCCTTATGTAGCTTTATTTGATTTAGAAGTGTATGGCAAAACTGGCAATGCGTCAAATTATGCTATCGGCTCCATAAGAGGATCCTATGTAGATATAGAAAATAGTAAAATTTGTGGAAGCGAAAACGGAATGTTAGCTAGTAGAGGTGGTAGAATATTTGAATCAAATGTTAACGGTAAAGTAAATAAAATCGCACAAAAGGCTGAATTGAGTGGAATGATTTATATAAATGATGGTACAACTATAAATGGGACAACATCTAAAGATAGTTCTTCTCAAGTTATATATTCTGAATCTGGAGCAGTCCAAGATACAACAAGTAATGTTGGAACAAATACCAATACTACAACTGCTACAACTACAGTAACTATAACTAGTACAGGTGCAGATACATATAGAAGTACAATGTATAATAATTACAAACAAGACAACACAGCGCGTCAAGGCAACTATGGTTGGGGTGATTGTAACGGTTTGTGGCTATTTGGTTCTAAGTTCACACAGCTTAAAGGTAAAACTATTACTAAATTAACAGTTACAGTAAATCGTATACAAGGTGGTATATATGGTAATGTTACTGCTACATTAAAAATGCATGGATACTCAACTAAACCTAGTGGTATGCCAACATATACATCTGGTTGGAGCACATCGATAACAACACCTATAAATACAACTAAAACTATAGAAATAACAGATGCAACAGTTCTTAATGCCATAAGCAATGGTACTTGTAAAGGATTTGGAGTTCAAGGTGCTTATGATTCTAGTCATTACGCCGTATTTGATGGTAACTGTACTTTGACTGCAACTATACAATAAAAGAGAAAAGAGAGGCGATAAAATGATAAGTAAAGATTGTACTATTACTATAGACAAAGGAAATGCTAGCGTAGATGAAGATGTATATCTGTACAAAAACGACATGAATATACAGATATTATTTACGATAGTGAATAATAAATACAGATATACTAAAAACACAGCAATTGATAACATAATTGCAAATAACAAAGCAAGTTATGCTCAGGTGAAATTCAAAAAAGGCGATATTGAAATTGATTTTGAAGAGCAAGAAACAAAAGATGGAGCTGTAGTTTTGCTAATAAAAAAAGAATTAATAGATGAGGATACAGAATTAGGCGACTATAGTATTCAAATACGATTATTTGATGAAAACAAAACATCTGTAATAACATTACCTCCAGTAGAAAATTGTATACATATCCAAAGGCCTCTGTTTGAAAAGGCAGGTGAAGATACAAATATAGTAGATCAAGCTCTTACAGATATGGCAGTTGTAACATACGCCGAGCCAATTAGTGCTACAAATAGTGATGGAACATATAATAAGAAAACATGGATATCAAAAGAGAAAATTACAACAGCAGAACTTAATAGAATGGAAGAAGGTATAAGTGACGTTAGTACGCAATGTAAAGAGATTGCGAACAACCAACCAACTGATTTGTCATTAGATAGTGCTACTAATTTACTTCAACTTGTAAATTCAAAGGGTAGTAAATTAGGCAACGGAATAACACTTCCTATATCAAGTGGTGGGGGTACAAGTCAGTATTTACATATAAAATATTCAAGTACAGGAGCGCCACAGTTAGCAGGACAAATATCAGATACACCAAACGCATATATAGGCTTATGTGTAGATACAAATGCAGATTCTCCAACAAATCCAAAAAATTACACTTGGTATAATTGGAAAGGAGACAATGGAGATACTGGTGCAACTCCAAATTTACAAATAGGAACAGTAACTACACTTGAGAGTGGAAGTAATGCAACTGCATCAATTACTGGAACAACTGAAAATCCAGTATTGAATTTAGGTATTCCAAAAGGAGACAAGGGAGATACTGGAGCAAGTGGAACTGGTACTGGTGGAGATACTGAGACATGGGAAAAAGTTATTGAAACAACTTTTGGAGAAGAATGTTATGCTTTTACTGTAACGCAGGATAAAGATGGCAATCCTTTACAGCTAAAAGAAGGTTTTATTTTTTTAACAGTTAGTCAACCTAAAGATACAGGAAGTAGTTTATCATATGGAATGGGTTTTAGTAATTGGGAAAGTAGTTTTAATGGTAAAACCAATATATATAATATAAATTTGACGAAAAATTATGAATTTTATAGAGCAGCTTTTTATTTCAAAGTAATTAATAATTATGTTTTTACTCAATGCTTAGGAAATGTTAGAATTGGTACAACAGCTCCTAAGTATAATGTATTTACTCAACCAAATGTATTTAATGCCAATACGGTTTCTAATTTTAGAGTTTTAACAAATAGTTTAGAATATGTAGATAAAATTACCGTAGGATTAGATATGTCAACAACGGGTTTATTTTCAGCAGATTCTATTATGGAGGTGTGGGCTAAATGTTAGTTAAAAGAGTTATAGATGGAAAAGTTATAGAAACAGAATTGACACAAGAAGAAATTGACGCTCAAAAAAACCAAAATAAACCAGAAGAAATAACAATAGAAGAAAGAGTTAGTGCAATCGAAGAAGTTATTTTAAATTTATTGTAAGGAGGTAAAATTATGTACAACTTTTTATTAAATATGTGGATTATGAAAAAAGTAAATGAAGAATATTTACAAAAGAGAGTTTCAAAAGGACAAATAACTCAAGATGAATATGAAATGATAATTGCTACACCTCAAATATAAATATAGAAAAATACACCCACTTTTATTATAATGATAAAAGGGGTGTATATATGGGAAATAGTGAAATTAGCTTATTAAGTAAGTATCGAACTCAATTAATGGGTTTAGCTATGCTATTAATATTAATATTCCATACAGGTATTGATGTTAAAAGTGTAAATGTTATAAGGAGTATAAAAGATATTGGAGATGTGGGTGTAGATATATTTTTATTGTTATCAGGTATAGGTCTATATTTTTCTTATTCAAAAAATAACGATAAAAAATATTTTTACAAGAAAAGAGTGCTAAGAATTTTACCTACATTTATTCCTGTTGCAATAGTATGGTATTGTGCATTCACATTAGTATTTAAGGGAAAAATAATTGATATTTTTTTAGGTGTAACAACTTTAGGATTTTGGATAAAAGGGAATATAACATGGTGGTTTATATCAGCTATATTAGTTTTATATGTATTTACACCTTTTTATTTAGATTTTATGAATAAAAATCCTAAAAAAATTACAGTTATTACAAGTTTATTTTTTATTGCTTTAGGATTATTGATAAGATTTACAATGTTAGATAATATTTTAGATTATTTATTAATTTTTATATGTAGAATACCAATTTTTATAATAGGTCTTTATATAGGGAATATTATAGTAAATAAAGAAAAAATATCTTTAAACAGTAAGATAATTTATATTTTTGCTATTGTTAGTTTAATAATTAGTTTACTAATTGTAAATCCAAATATTATTTATATTCCATTTGCTTTAAAATATTATGTTTATATTCCACTATCTTTAAGTATCTGCTTATTAGCAACAAAGTTACTAGATAAATTTAGCGATAGTAAATTTAAAATATTAACATTTTTAGGTATATATAGTTTAGAAATATACTTATTTCATGAAAAAATATTATGGATTTTATCATTTTCAGAAAGAATAATAGTTATAGATAAATACCATATAGTATTAAATATTATTGCATATTTAGTAGCTATGGGAGTAGCATATTTATGGAGTAATATTGTATCAAAAATTATATCAAGAAAACAAACTATTACAGACTAGATTAATTTCTAGTCTTTTTTAATGCAGTTGTTAGTTCGCAATTTAAAAATATTGCGTACTTAGTTTGTTGCATATTTTGACATCTTTCTATACTATTTATGGCATAGAGGGAGGTATTTTTATGGCACATTCTGTAGTAGTAAAAAAAGAAGAAAAAGTAAAACATATATTTGATTTATTAGGAGATGACTTAACTGAAGAAAATTTTAAAGAAAAATTTAAAAGTATATATCCTAAGGATTGGCAGAGAATAATTTCTACTTACAATAAACATGAGAGAAAAACAAAACCAGGGAAAAAACATCCTATGCCTAATCCAGAAAAATATTTAAGTAATATGTTTAAAGTATATTATAAAAAATTAATAGGATAAGTTTTTAATATATCGTCCCAAAAGAGTCTTAAAAAATGAGACTCTTTTTTAATTGGAGAAAGGAGTTGATATATGAAAATTGCAATATTAGATTCAGGCATTTTCCCTCATATTGACTTAAGAGAAAAAATAATCTATGGTAAAAACTTTACATCAGAAGGTAATAGCCAAAATGTAGAAGACAATAACGGGCATGGTACCCATGTAGCAGGAATTATACATAGTATTATCCCAGAAGCACAGCTATTAATAGTCAAAGTATTAGACAGATATGGCAAAGGCAATATAGAAGACGTGACAGAAGGTATATATTATGCTATAGAAAAGAATGTAGATATAATTAATATTTCTATTTCTTTCGAAGATGAAGATAAAGAAATGGAGGAAGCTATACAACTTGCAAAGGATAAAAATATACCAGTAATATGTGCAGCAGGAAATAACAATGTAATAGAATATCCAGCACAGTATGGGATTAGTGCAGGGTCCTTAGATCCTACTAGCGGGAATATATCTGAATTTTGCTCTAAGGATTGTGTTATATATGTACCAGGAGAAAATGTAACCAGTACATACCTTAATGATTCTTACGAGACAATGACAGGTACATCTATGGCAACAGCAAAGGTAACAGGATATATAGCAAAAGAAATAAAAAATAAAAGAGATATAGTTAAATTTGTAGAAGAAAATAAATATATATATAAAGGAGTAGTAGGAGTATGAATGAAGAACTACTAGAAGACAAAGTAAAAACGCATGAACAAAGGATAAACGCACATTCTGACAGATTAGACAAATTAGAAAATAGACAAGCAGAAATGACAGTAAAATTAGATAATTTATGTAGCACCATAGATAAATTATCAATAAATTTAAACAAACTAACTTATGCAATTATAACAGCATTGGTTAGTTTTTTCTTTTATGTAATACAAAATCATCTTTTTTAATAGGAGGTAATGAGATGAAATTTAATTTAAAACAACAAGTAAAAAATAAATACTTTTGGGTATCAGTAGTTAGTTTAATTGTTTTAACTGCTCAGCAATTTAACTTGGACTTTATACCAGCTAATTTTCAAGATTATGTAAACTCAGTTTTAACAATTTTAGTTGCTATGGGCATACTTACAAATAATAGCACTCCAGGAATCGGAGAATAAGAATAGGTATAAACATAAGGTGAATATTTTGAAAGGTGCTTAGAAAGCTAACTGCAAGGTCGTTTTTTTAAGCACTTTATTATTTTAGAAAGGATTTGATATTTTATGAATAAGCCAACAATAGTAGAAAAATGGCAAAAAAGAAATAAATATGGTAGACCAGGAACAAAATTAAATTATACGAAAGTAGCAATACACTATACAGGACAGGCGGAAGTACCTGGAATCAATACTGTGAATTATTTCAACAATGTCGTAGCGAATGGATATAGAGTCAACGGAAAATATATCTATGCATCCGCTCATTTCGTCATTGACCTTGATGGAACTATATATCAATTAATCCCGATTACGGAAAAATGTTATTGTACCAATAGCGCTAACGCATATGCAATAGGCGTAGAAGTGGCCACTACAGGAAAAGACAATCATTACACAGATGCTACTTATAAAAGCATGGTTCACTTATGTGCCTGGTTATGTGCTAATAAGGGACTTAATCCAAAAAAAGATATAATTAGACATACAGACGTAGTCGGTAGAGCCTACAAATTATGCCCAATATATATGGTAAATAACCCAGATAAATATGAACAATTCAGATTAGACTGTTATAACGTAAAAGCAGGTAAAGTCAGCTTAGATAAAGTTGTAAATTGTACTAATGGAAAAGGTAAGGTCACAGTAGTTCCTGATGTGGTAGGAAATAAAACACAATATTTAAGAGTTCTTCAAGACGTAAATATACGTAGTGCAGCTGATTTTACTGATGCAAGTGTAATCGGCGTAGTTAAAAAAGGAGGAGTATATACTGTTGTTGAAAAGATAGAGAGAACAGGAACAGATATGTATAAATTGAAATCAGGTGTTTATATAACTGCATCTGCTAAATATGTAGAAGTTTTTGAAAAATAAGTATAAAAGTATAATAATAGGCCTATACTCCGATTAAAAGGAGGTGTCGGCCATGAATAAAATTATCTTAGAAGTGGCAGGGCGTATAGCATACTTTGGTATTGGTGTATTATGTGCTATGTTATTTATAGTGTAAAATAAGGCTAGGGAAGTTATTTTCCTTAGCCTTTTATTGTATAATGTAATAAAGATGTTTTTATGGGATGGTTTTACAGGTATCATGATACAGACAAACAATAATCTGTATCATGATACCTGTAGAATAACCTATATTCTAAATTTAACTTCCAAAGTAAATTGTGCAAATCTCTTTTTCTCTTTGTTATATAAAATTTCCTTTATAATAGTTTTCAAAGCCTTATTTTTCAATTCTATATTATCAGTATTTTCATAACTTTCTATAGCACACTCTATATTTTCTGCTAACTCCTTGTAATCAATGTCCTTACTAACTTCTACCTCTAATAACTTTTTAGTACCCTTTATAGCTATTTCTATTTCTTCCTTCTATTATTTTCCCAGTTATTGACAGTCTGTTTACTCACATTTAGGGCTTTGCCTAAATCTTCTTGCGTAATATCTTTTTCCAGTCGCAATTCCCTCAATATATCTCCTTGTGTTTTACTCATATTTTTCATTCCTTCCAGTCATTTCCTTCTTATATAATATTCTACTTTATGAATACTATTCCCTCTAAATTATAAAGTAATTATAACATATTTAATCGAACGAATAATTGTTATTTCAAGAAAGTATAACAAACAGAAAACTTTTTCGGAAAAACTATTGACAAGTACACTAAACGTATATATAATAAAAGTATAAATTAAATCAAGGAGGTGCAAGAATGAACTTGATGAATTTAAAAATATACAGAAATGTATATGGTTACACTCAAGAAGATTTAGCAAAAGTATTAGGAGTAACTAAAACAAGTTACGCAAATAAAGAAACAGGAAGAAGAAAAATAACATTAACCGAAGCTAAGACGATGGCTGATTTATTTGACGTCAGCATAGAAGAACTTTTTTTTAGTCACGAAGTACACATAAAGGATACTCAATCAAGAAAAGTATGCAGTAATTTATAATAAGGGGGTTGAAATATGGATTACATAAACGAAATGAACAAAACAGTAGAAAGAATAGTGCAAACAGTATCATCAAGAGAAGTGGCTGAAATGATGGAAGTTAGACACGATAATTTAATGAACAAAATAGAAAAACATAATCAAATATTAAGCAATGTTACTGACCTAAATTTTAAGGTGAGTGATTTATGGCAACTAAGTTCTTATAAAGATAGCACTGGAAGAACTTTAAAAGAATATCAAGTAACTAAAAAAGGCTGTGAATTTCTAGCACATAAAACAACTGGAGAAAAGGGAGATTTATTTACTATAAGATATATGAATAAATTTGAGGAAATGGAACAGTACATAAAAGAACAACAACCAAAAGTTCCAACTACATATAAAGAAGCATTGCAACATTTACTAGTACAAGTCGAAGAAAATGAAAGACTGCAATTAGAAAATCAACAACAAACAAAAGTTATAGAAAAACAGTCCGAAGTTATAGGAGAAATGGCTCCAAAGGCAGAGTATTTTGATGCTTTAGTAGATAACAACTTACTTACAAATATAAGAGATACTGCTAAAGAATTAGGAATAAAAGAAAGAACTTTTACAGAGTGGTTAATTCAAAAGAATTTATGCTACAGAGATAAAAAAAGAAAAATTAAACCTTATGCAAATAAGATGAAGTACTTTGAATTAAAAGAATTTACAACTGCTTGGGGACATAGCGACACACAAACACTTATAACTCCTAGAGGTAAAGAAACCTTTAGATTACTTCTTATAAAAGATGGATTAATAAAAGATCATAACAAGCAATTAGAGTTAGGATTACCAGTTAACGAAGTTACAAAATCAGATTTTTATAATTAGGAGGATTAAATATGGAAGATAATAAAAAAATTGGATTTACTTATTTGGGAGACATAAGAATAGAGAGAGCAAATGTTAGAGTGATAGAAATAGGGGCTGGAAGTCTTAAATTTGCACTAGACGAAAGATATCCTTACTACATAAAGGTTTATATAGGAGATAGCTCTGACGAAGGATTCGAATACATAGACGACATATCAGGGATAGATCCAAAAATAAATGATGATGAATTTATGACAATAGTTCTTAATTATTGTGTGCAACATGTAGAGTTTATAACAAATAAAGCAATGGAGGAAAGGGTTCAAAAATACTATAAAAAGTTAGAAAAAGAAAATCAAAAGGTAAAACAAATTTTATCTCAATATACAGATGAACAGTTATTAAATGAAGTTAACGAAAGAGGGCTTTTAGGGGGTAACTAAATATGGCGATATACACAGGAACAGAACATTTTTACAGAAAAGAAGTAGAAATAGTAAGTGATATTTTAAGAGCTAGAGGTTTTAAGGAAGAATGGAGCATCTATACTCCATATCAAATAGAAATAAAAATGTACCATAAACTACAAAACAAATTTGCAATGTTACGCAAACAAGGTAACAACGTAGTAGTTAACTATAGCAAATAGGAGGCAGCATGATAACAAAATACATAGTAGTAAGTATAGTTTTTTCAGTAGGATTTTTCCTAGGAGCATGGTGGCATTCAATAAACGAATAGGACAAATTTTCCGTAGCATATTTTTACCAAGGGGGTGCTTAGATGGAATATAAAGTAACAGGACAATATGAAAACGACAGAGCAAAAGTAATTATGATGTCTCCAGTAGGGCTTACAGAAGAGGAAAGAGCAGTAATATTAAAAGATATAAAGAAAGCGTTTTACGAAATAGCAAAATATAATTACCTACAAGCACAAGAAGAAAGCGCTGGAGCAGTATAAAAAGGGGGTGAGAACATGACAATAACTTGCACTTTAGAAGAATTGCATAGAATAACAAAAGAAAATCCAGAACTTACAATTGTTGAATTTATAGCAATGTTACAAGTTAAAAAAGCTGTAAATAGCATTAAGAAGGGGGAATAAACAAATGAAAACAAAAGAAAAAACAAAAGAACAAATCTATAACGAAATTCAGGACCTAGTCCTAAAAACAAACACTGACAACTATATGGAATATCTAAAAACATTCAGACAAGTATTCAATTCAAACATGACTCAAGAAGAAAAAGATGACATAAGAAAAAAAGCATATGAAGAATATCAAAGAAAAGAAGAAAATCTTTATGACATCCTTGCACATGCTTATATGGATTACATGCATGATGATAATCCAATATTTGCATAGTATAAAACAAGCTCCTTTAGACTGGCACTCTAAAGGAGCTAACAAATACTATATGTAATATAAGATACTTAAATTATAACATAAAAGGGGGATAAATTTAAATGAATTTATATGAACTTACAAGCAATTTTATAGAAGTGGATAGATTAATAAGCGACTACTTAGAAAATGGGGAAGAAGATTTAGCGGAAAATCTAGTAAAAGCTAACAAAATAATAGCTGACGAAATTAGAAATAAATCAAACGGATTTGTATACGTTTTTAGAAACATAGATAGTCAAATAGAAAGTATAGATAGCGAAATAAAAAGACTACAAGAGCTTAAAAGACAAAAACAAAATAAAGCTGAAAATCTTAAGAAAATGCTAAAAGATAATATGGAAGCACTTGGAGTTAAAAAAATGGAAACAGATTTAGGGAACTTTACTATTAGAAACAATCCAGGAAGTCTTGTTATAGATGACTTAGAAAGTGTACCAGATACATATAAAGAAACTGTTGTAACAGAAACAGTTAAAGTTGATAAAAACACTATTAAAAAACTTATAAAAGGTGGTACAGATGTAGAAGGTTGCCACTTAGAAGTTGGAACAAGTTTAATTGTACCAAAAACTAAAAAATAAGGAAGGTGAATTTTAATGGCAGACAGCATATACAAAAAGCTATTAGATGTGCAAACAGAGTTGAAAGCACCTAAAGGGCAGTTTAACAAATTCGGTAATTACAGTTATAGAAGCTGTGAAGATATATTAGAAAGTTTAAAACCTCTACTAAAACAAGTAAAAGCAACAGTAGTGCTTACAGATGAAATCAAATTAGTAGGAGACAGATATTACATAGAAGCGACTTGTAAGTTTATAGACATAGAAACAGGTGATGTATTAGAAAATACATCTTTGGCGAGAGAAGATGAAAATAAAAAAGGGATGGATTTAGCACAGGTTACTGGAAGTTGTAGCAGTTATGCTAGGAAATATGCGCTAAATGGGATGTTCTGTATAGATGATGTAAAAGATGCAGATGCCACTAATAATGGAAAAGAAGATAATAACAAGTCACACAGTCAGGTAGATGCATCTGCTAGAAAATTATCGGACAAGCAGTTAGCTAGATTATATGCACTAGGATATAAAGCAGGATTTAATAATGATAAAGTAAAAGAGCAAATTTTTAAGAAATTTAATGTAGAGCCTAAAAATTTAAATAAACAACAGTACGATACAGTATGTTTAGGATATGAAAATCTTATAGGGAATGGAGAAAATTAATATGATGTTACCTAAAAGAATTTGGAAAGATATAGAAGGTTATGAAGGAATTTATCAGATAAGTAATTTAGGAGAAGTTAAAATTTTAAAAACTAAAAAAATAAAGAAACCTTATTTTAGAAAAAACTGTAAATATGAAATGATAAATTTAAATAAAAACAAAACTCAAAAAAGTTTTTTAGTTCATAGATTAGTAGCAAAGACATTTATACCAAACCCAAATAATTATCCGATAATTAATCATAAGGACGAAAATAAACTTAATAATTGTGTTGAAAATTTAGAATGGTGTACTCAAAAATATAATCTCAATTATGGAACAGTAAAAGGAAGAATATCTGAACATAGAAAGGGACAATTCGCTTATGGTGATAATTATCAAGCTGAAAAAATTTTATGTATAGAAACAGGTATAACTTATAGTTGCATTCAAGAAGCTGCTGATAAGACCAAAATAAATAGAAGTTGTATTTCCGCATGTTGCAGAGGGAAACAAAAAACAGCAGGTGGATTTCATTGGAGTAAATTACAAGCTAAGATTGACAGTAAGCAAACTATATAGAGAAACTAGGGAGGGGAGTAATAAAAAAAGAAAGGAGTTTATTCCCCTTTCTCCGAGCTAACTTTAACATAATCTTTTAAAATTTTAATTATTAGATTCGATAAAGATCTATCTTCTTTAATTGCTATTTGCTCTAGTTTTTCTCTTAAATCATTTGGCATTCTAAATGTAAATTGTTTAGTCGACATAACACACCACCTTTATTTTTTATTTACATTTTAACATATTCAAGTAAGATAAAGCAATATCATTATATTATTTTGCAAGACAAGTGTTTACAATGTAAGACAAAAATAGTATAATATAACTATAAAGATACGAAATTTGACATTTTACAAAAGGGGGCGAGCAGAATGGATGAAGGTAAAAATGAAATTAGATATTGCAAGAATAACTTTTTGAGTGAAGGTTATGGGATATTACCTAAGTTAGTTATGAGAGATAAGAAATTACCTATAGAAGCTAAGGCTATATATGCTTATCTAGTTGCATTTGCAGGCAATAAATATACTTGTTACCCAAGTAGGGATTTAATGTGTAAAGAGCTGAATATAGGCAAAAACAGATTTACAAAATATCTAGATCTGCTAAAGGAATCAGGATATATCAAGGTAACCAATACTCAAAACGGAAATTTAAAATCAAAAAATATATATGAAATCGTAATGGATGAAAGAGATAGACAAGAAATTCTTCGATGTCTTCAATTTCGAGACACCGAAGCTCGAGACACCGAAATTCGAGACCTCGAAAACAAAGACACTAATAGTAACAGTATAAATAGTAACAGTATAAATAGTAACAGTATAAATACCACTGATACTGTTATTTCTTTAGATGTTATAGATAATATATGGAAATTATATCCTAATAAGAAAGATAAAGCTAAAGCCTATAAGTACATTAAAAGAATACTTACAAAAGAAAAGATAACAGCAGAAGAATTAGAAAGAGCAGTAAAAAGATATGCTAAAGAAAAAGAAAATACAGACAAGCAATATATAAAACATGGAAGCACATTTTTTAATGGAGCTTATATAGATTATTTAGATGAAAACTACCAACCAAGTGAATCAGTTCAACCAACTACAAAAATCGAATCATCATTAGACTTGCTAGACTTGATAAATGGACCTGGGGAATAGGAGGATTTATGAACAATTATTTATACAATTTAGAATATGAAAGAATAGTTCTCGGGAGGGTATTGTTAGAACCTAACTTATTTGAAGTAATACAGGATTTATCAGAAGAAACTTTTTATTTCGAATATAATAAAGTTATTTATAAAGCAATGAAGCTACTGGATAAAGAAAAATCACCGATTGATCTAATAAGTTTAGTAAATAAGATAGAACAAATAGATAATACAGTTGAAATGATGTATATAACGAATTTAAACCAATATGCTGCAACAGCAAGTAATATAGAGTTTTATATTGGTGAACTAAAAGAAATGAAACAAAAAAGAGATACAGTAGAACTTGCTAAAAACCTTATAGAAGGGATTCAAACAGGTAGAAATATAAATACTTGCATTAACACTTTTGAAACTGGAACAAAGGCAAATAAAGAAGTAGATGAAGATAATGCATTGAGTTCTATAATAGCAAATATGTTTGACAAGTTAGGGGAAAAGATAGAACGTGTATTAACTGGAATAAAAATAGTGGACAAGCTAACAGAAGGCGGATTAGCTAAAAAAGAATTACTTACTATAGGAGCTAAAAGTGGAGTTGGGAAAAGCGCTATGAGCTTAAGAATGGCTATCAACATGCT